TTCACGTCGTTCCCGGTAGACATTGGGATACTTGATGACCCGATCAAAGACCGCGACCAGGCGGAGAGCCTCAATGCCAGGGAATCGCTCTGGGAATGGTACACGGACGTTTGGGTAGCTCGGAACATGGCGCACCAGGTACTCATCGGCACGGAGTGGCACCAAGACGGGCTGCACGGACGCATCCGCAACGCTCCGGGTAACCAACGATGGACATTGCTGAACCTTCCTGCTATCGCGCTGGAAAACGATATTCTTGGTCGCGCTCCTGGTGAGGCGTTATGCCCAGACCGAGTGACATTGGAGCAATTAGAAGAACGCAAGCTCCAGAATCCTTATTCATTTGAGGCGATGTACCAGGGCAACCCAAGCCCACGGGAAGGAACGCTGTTCAAGGTCGGTTCGCTAGTCTACTGCAACCATGACGAAGTGCCAATCAATCTACCAAAGGTAAGACGTTGGGACTTGGCAAGCTCACCGGAAGGGGACTATACCGTCGGCCTCTTGATCGAAGGGCCGTGCCGAGATGGGCGGTTCTATGTGACCGATGTAGTGCGCGGTCGATGGAACGTATTCGAGCGTGACCAGGTGATTCTGCAAACCGTGAGCAGGGATGGAAGGGTGGTAAGGCAGGTATTTCCAAACGATCCCGGTTCTGCTGGTGATGCTCAAATCAACGCGATGAAACGGATGCTCGCTGGCTATCCGGTTTATGACGAACGGGAAACGGGTAGCAAAGAGGTTCGGGCTGAACCCGTCGCGTCTCAGATCGCGGGTGAGAATATCGTCATTGCTCGAGCGCATTGGAATACCGAATTCGTTGAAGAGCTGCGGACGTTTCCGCGTGGTCGCCATGATGACCAGGTTGATACGCTCGCTGGTGGGTTCAACTACTTGGCAGCCAAAAAACGCATTTCGGTAGCGGTGTAGGTGTTTAGCCTAGTTATGAATCTATCCCAGCGGGTTAAGCAGTTCTTCCTGTCTACTGCGCCACGCTCTAGCGTCGGTATGCTTCAGGTTCCTGTTTTGCGCTCGCTCGACCCGCAGAAGGAGCCATTGCACCTTAATTCCGTGGTGATGTCGCTGATTAACTGGGCATGGGTTCAGTCTTCGGCGGCTCCACTTGCGGTGTTCAAGAAGGATGATGCGACCGACCAGGACGAGATTGTAAAACTTCCGTTGGTGCTTGAGGCAATCACCGCTCCGGTGCAAGGTATCTCCAGCCGCAACGCAATGTTCGGGATGTGGATGTCCCTCATCACCGAAGGCACGGCATTTTTCTACCCTGTGCGCGATGCTAGGAACCGCGTGGTAGGGCTTCAGTACCTGTACCATTATTACTGCACGTTCCAGGGTGGCAAGGTTCAGTATGTAGCACCAAGCGGCGAGACGACGTATTTTGACGAGCAGGATTTGATCATTCTGCGCTATGGTATCGACCCAGAAGATTCCAGACGCGGGTACTCACCACTCAAGGCTTGTCTCCGTGAGGTGTTGACTGACCAGGAGGCAAGCGAGTATCTCCGCGCTGTGCTTTCAAACTTCGGCGTCGTTGGCTCCATCATTTCCAGCGATGACGAATCCGCGAACTTTGACGAGGACGCGGTCAAGGCGATCACTGCGGCTTGGAAGAGTGCAACGACCGGAAGCAATCGGGGCAAGACGCTGGTATCAAGCACGAAGCTCAAGATTCAGGAGATCAGATCCAATCCGAAGGACATGATCCTGGAAAAGGTTCGCAACATCCCAGAGCAACGAATCTGTGCGGCGTTTGGCGTTCCTCCTGCGGTGTTGCAGCTCGCATCGGGTCAGGAAACAAGCACCTATAACAACTTGACCCAGATGATCCGGCTTGCGTGGAATCAGTTCCTCATTCCGGTGACTGACATTATCGCAAGTCAATTTACTGACCAGTTTTTACGTATTTTTACTGACGATTCTGCGCTCTATTTGGGCTATGATAGGCGTGGTGTTGAGGCGTTACAAATTGACCGTGCAGAATTGGAAGCCAGGTACACGCTTTTGTACCAGGGTGGGATTGTGATGCTGAACGAAGCTCGGACTGCGCTCGACTTTGAACCTGCTCCTGTGGACGGGTTTTACCAGGATTTGAGTTCTGCGGCCAGTCTGACTCTTGCAAAGGCTCGGTTCGCTGAAAGTCTGGCAAAGAAGCAAGGGCGATCTGATGTGTGAGATTCGGATGGACGGTGGATTGCCTCCTGACCAGGCGGTGCTTATAACCACGCTTGGGCATAGACCGCGCTCCAAGGCGTACCGTGACAATGTAGACAAGGCATTACCCAGCGGCTTTGATGTTGAGGAGACCTTGACCCAGATTTACCGGGCATTAAAGGGCGATCTTATGGGGCTTGTTGAGCAGGTTAAGTCTGGCGCGATTGATCCTCAGCAGTTCGCGGACGATGCGTACCTTTTGATCGAAGATGCTCACTCTAAGGCTTGGTTTATTGGTCGGAAGCGTTCGGGGATGACCGATGCCTTCAACTCAGCCGATCAGCAAGCGGGGCGGGTCGCGGCTGACTTTGATTCCTTTTTCATTGCGAATTGGCGCGATGATTTCGTGTCCGGTCGCTATTTTGACGGGGAAGAATGGGCTGATGGATTGCTCAAGGAACGAGCGCGGGCTTATGGTACGCGGGTTCGCGGGACTGCCAACGAGGCATTTGTGCTTGGGACTGAAGAGCAGGGGCTTGACGTTGAATTCACTTGGGATCGCTCTGCGCTGGAATCGTGCCAGGACTGCATAGAGTACGAATCCCTGAACCCGTGGCTCCCTGGTGAGCTTCCTTCTTTTCCAGGCGATTGCTCCACGGATTGCCGGCACAACTGCCAGTGCCGCATCGTGCGCTCGGACGGCAAGCTCGGTTTCGATCCATTTGACGACTAGGTTTTCTTTTTTCGACCTCTTTTCCACTCTGTTTTGCGCTCGTAGACAAAATCTTCGGGGATGATCCAGGCTTTGATTGGCCCAAAATCGTGAAGAGTTGCGCCTGGGATTCGACCCTCTTTACAGAGGGTATTTATTCTTCTTCGGCTAATTCCCCACTTTACGGCGGCTTCGGCGGTGGTCAAGCGTGGTCACCAGTGATGTTCAAAAGCGATGCGGTTCCGGTTCCATGATCCACAGAAAGTTGCATTGATCCAGCGATGGCGGCGTGAAGTCCTGGGAACAGTTCTTCAAACTCAGCAGGTGTTGCGTCGCCGTCAAAATCTGAGTCATGGAAAACCCCGTCTATGTCTTGATAACCGATCCAAGTTTCGGATTCAAAATCAAACTTGAGGTTTTTGTTTACATACTGAAAATCGACAGGCTTGCCGTTTTCAAATTTGAGTTCGACCAACCCCGCTCCACGGTAACGGGAATCGGTTGGTTCGATGTTTGCGACATATGCGATGCTGGGGTGAAATTGCCCAGTATTTTTTGTGAAGTGGATCATAGAACCTCCCCAAACCAAACTTCAAGAGCAGCTTTGCACTCTGCGCCGCTTCCTGTCGCAACCACGCTGTAAGTTTTTTGCCCGCGTGGCTTTACTTCGGCGCGGCGGTTGCCCTTTGCCGCGCCTTTTATGCGCCCAAACCCCTTTGATCCTTCCCACTTCTGGAAAAAAAGTTTCCGTCCGTCATTGTCGAGTTTAATTTTCATGGTTGTCATTGTGATTTCCCTGCTTGGTTTTAGATTGAGTTCCAGACTTGGTCAAAAGTGACGTTTTCGCCAAATGTTTCAAGGATGAAATCGGCGGCTAAGTTGAATGCTTCATTGTCTTTCGTTCGGCGAGTTGAAACTGAGCTTGTGTTTGGCTGGACTCTAAGCGCGTCACTGTTTTTGTAGAAGCCAGGAAGACGACTGGATTCGAGGTATCCGGTTCCGGTTGTGTAATAGATTTTCTCACGAGTGGTTCCGTTGACGTAGATTCGTCGTTCGCCGTTTCGTGTTGTGAAGGTTCCGAGCTTAATTGTGGATGTGCTTTGCATTTTGTTTTACCTTGTGTGTCCCTTGCGGTTACGTTATTATTATACCATGCCTGGAACAATAAACAAGGGGAATTAGGATTTTTTTTGAAAAAAGTTATTGCCCCCTAGGTGTTTAGTCTAGACATGAGCGAAAGCCTGGTGCGAAAGAACTGTTTGACCGTCCTCAAGTCTGCCAATGAAGAAGGCATGGTTGAGGCGTTTGTCTCGGTCTACAACCTGAAGGACTCTCACGGAGAGCGGATGCGCTATGGTTGCTACGGCGAATCCCTAGCGAAGAAGATGCCCAAGGTTGCCTATTTCCACAACTGGAGCGAACTCGTTGGCAAGGTCGTTGAAGCTAGGGAGATTCCTGCTGGTGATCCTTCCCTGCCTGAATCTATCCGCGAATTTGGCGGTCTTTTTGTGAAGTGCCAATTCTCGATGGATGTCCAGAAGGCAAAGGAGACTTTTGCGCTGATTCGGGATGGCGTCCTTGATGAGTGGTCTGTCGGCTACTACGAAAAGGGGCGCGAGATTGAGGGTGAAGATTACTGGGTGACTGCGACCGATCTAGTCGAAGTGTCCCCGGTTTTGCGTGGCTCCAACCCTGCCACGTCCACAGTTTCAGTTAAGGCGTCTGGAGCGCCGTTTGCTGATGAACTCGGTTCGGTTCGTGAGGCCGTGTCGAAACTTGTTACCAGATCCAAAGAAGTCGCTGAACTTCGCAAATCCAAAGGCGGTGCGTTCTCTCCTGAGAATCTTGAGCTGCTCAAGCAGATGCGTGAAGAGATTGACGGCTTTATTGCGGACAACGACCAAAAGCAAGAACCCGAAGCACCTGACGCTGATGCTCAATTAGCACTTGCGGCTGTCGCTGAGGCTGTCCTTGCACTTTCGTAACGCTATGAATTTCACTCAAAAAGAAACTGAACTGCGCTCCA